AGCGCGAGCCATGCGCGGCTCGCGCTGGAGGCTGGTAGGAGTGAAACAGGTTGAGTCCCATGACGACGTCATTGATCTCGTCACCCAGTGGCGACTCAGGCAGCTGCTCGAAGCTCGGGTCCAGTACGGCACGGCGTTACCTCTTGCTGAAACGACTGAAGACCTCCACCAAATGATCGCTGCCAAGGAGCGCGGTTGTCCAGACGATCTGCTACTTCAGATCTATCTCCCGTAGCCAAGTTGCCTGCCGGCGTGGGCTCGCTGGCAATCGACAGGCTGTACCCTCCCGAGGATCCGTGGATAGCGGATCCTGTTGGTTGGTTCCATGACAAACTGGGCCACCATCTGTGGAGCAAGCAGGTTGAGATCCTGGAGTCAGTCAGGGACAACCGCATGACTGCGGTGAAGTCGTGCCATGGCCCAGGCAAGTCCTTCACGGGCAGCGGCGTGATCGGGTGGTACATGGACGTGCACCAACTCGGCTCTGCGTTTGCCGTTACCACGGCTCCGTCATGGCCGCAGGTTCAGGCGATCCTGTGGCGTGAGATACGTCGTCGTCATCGAGAGGGTGATCTAAGGGGACGGATCACGCTCGACTGTCAGTGGCATATGGGTGATGTGGGCACCAAGCGTGCTGATCAGAGTGAGGAACTGATCGCCATGGGTCGAAAGCCTGCTGACTACGATGAGGACACGTTCCAGGGCATTCACTCGCGTTACTTCTTGGCAGTGCTAGACGAGGCCTGCGGCATTCCGCTGTCGCTATGGACCTCAGTTCTCGCCCTGGTGACGAACGAGAATGCGCGAGTGCTTGCCCTGGGTAACCCAGACGACCCGAACAGCCACTTCGCCAAAGTGTGTAAGCCTGGCTCGGGCTGGAACGTCATTCAGATCAGCGTCTGGGATACACCCAACTTCACCGGCGACCACAACTGCGCGGTATGCGGGCAGTACATGGGCGACCTGGTGATGGAGAGCCTGGTCAGCAAGATCTGGGTGGAGACCGCACGTCAGGAGTGGGGCGAGGGTTCACCGACGTGGGTGGCAAAGGTGGATGGCGAGTTCCCAGATGTCAGCGACGAGTACCTCATCTCTCCGGCGCTGATTCAGTACTGTTGGAACCAGGACCTGCCCGGTCTGGGCGTGGGCCGCTATGGCGTAGATATTGCGCGCTACGGGGTGGACCATTCCGTCATCTATCGCAACCGTGATGGTGTGGTGCGACTCACCGACCGCTGGAGCAAGACCGACACCATGACGTCAGCGGGCAAGATCCGCACCTGGATGACGTCACACGGTAACTACACGCCGCCAGCCACGATTGACATCATCGGGGTAGGTGCCGGCGTGTACGACCGGCTGAGAGAGCAGCGCCTCAACGTTGCCCCGCATCAGGGCAGCCAGGCAGCAAGCAATCCGGCCAAGTTCAAGAATCGGCGTTCAGAAGTCTGGTGGACGTTCCGCGAGCTCATGGAGGCTGGTCTCATCGATCTGGACCCGGCCGATGAGACCTTGGCCGCCCAGCTAGGGTCGGTCAAATGGAGCGTTGACAGCGCTGGCCGAATCTTCGTGGAAACGAAAGAGGACATGCGTGAGCGTGGCCTACCTTCTCCTGACCACGCTGATGCAGCCATCCTGTCCACGGTCAGCGCTGTCACCGTTCTCGACATGAACGCTGTCTCGTCAACCGCAACGATCACGGGTGATCTGTTGCACAAGAAGATGTGAGGAGGGATCATGGGACTAGCATCACCGAAGGGCGGTAAGGGATCGTACCAGCCCATGGCGAAGGTGCCGAAGCCCATCAAGGCTCAGCCGATCAGGAAGGTTGGCAAGGCCAGGAAGGTGCCTCGGGCATAGTCATGGCCGACTGGTGGACAAAGGGATATCCGGGTGGGCCCATGGTAGCGGTCAGAGGCTTCCCGCGTCCTCTGTACCCACCCGATGCCAACAAGCAGGGCAAGAAGCCCAGCGTGGATGGCCCCGACGTCGAGGCCTACAAGCGCACGGTCAGCCGTGCCGGTCGTTGGCTGTGGCAGCCATTCGACCAGGACTTCAGCAATCTCTTCAGTCACGGCAAGAGCGGCAACGTCGTTGACACCGGCATCGCCGGGATCCAGCGCCAGCAGAACATGGACGACACGGGTTGGGTCGGCGAGAAGACGTTCAACACGCTGCGCTCCATCAGGATCCCCGAAGGACTGCCTCACGCCGGAGAGCCAGCCATGGACGCCCGTTCCGTGGAGCTCATCAATGCCGCGTGGGATCAGTTCAAGGGGAAGGAGCCTGCGCAGCCACCCCCAGCCGTAAAACCCCAGGCTGCGCAGGCTCGCCTGAAGAAAGCGGTTGCGGAGATCGGGGTCAAGGAGTCGCCGGCAAACTCCAACCAGGTGAAGTACAGCCAGTGGTACAACATGATCGGGCCATGGTGTGCGATGTTCTGTACCTGGTGCGATCAGACCGGTGAGGCTCCGACCAAGTCATTCGTGAAAGGTCAGTACTACGCATATGTACCGTATATCGTCTACGACGCGCGTATGGGCTACCGGGGTCTGAGCATCACGAGCGATCCTCAGCCGGGCGATCTCGTCTGCTTCGACTGGGATCGCAACGGGGAATATGACCATATCGGTATCTTCGAGAAGTGGGTGAACAGCAACCAGTTCAAGTGCATCGAGGGCAACACCAGCGCCTCCAATCAATCCAATGGCGGAGAGGTCATGCGGCGTGACCGATACGTTTCCGGTCAAGCTACGGTCTTCGTCAGGGTGAAAGAGTGAAGGGACGGAACTTTGCAGCATACTCCGTTCTCGCGTTGGCACTCGGAGTATCAATCTCAATCATCGTCCTCACGGCTGGGATCGTGTGGACGGCGATCGAGCATGGAAACACGGCATCGTCCCTTACCGAGAATGAGACGCAGGTGCTCATCTCATCGTTCAGCGGCATCTTCGGGCTGCTCGGTGCCTTCATTGGGTACCAGGTGGGCAACGGAGACAAGCGAGATCGGTACCCGAGGATGACTGATCTGCCGGAGCCGCCGAATGACATCGAGGATACAAAGGAAAGGTGGCCGACACCATGAAGCGTGAGTATGGCCTGACAGAGATCGCGGTCATTGCCATTGCGATCATCCTCCTCATCGAACTGATTCACACCTGGTAGTCAGATGCCTCCTGTCGGTAGACCACGGATCACGACGACGCAGGGCGCACGTCCTCCCGTCAACCTGATCGGCGTCGCTGATCCGTTCAACTACGGGGTCGGCCTGAATCCGCAGACAGGCGGCGTGGCTCCGTGGCACATGTTCATCGATCTACAGGAGACAGTGCCAGAGTGGTTCTGGCCGAACAGCGTCTGGACAGCGGAACAGATGCGCACGGACTCGCAGCTGGCTGCCCTACTAACGTCCGTGATGTGGGGGATCAGCCAGCTGCGGTTCGTGATTGACCCGAATGGCTCTCGCGCGTCGCTCGTTGAAGAGATCAGCCAGGATCTCAACCTGCCGGTGATGGGTGAGGATCACAAGCCGCAAGGACGGCTGAAGGGCAGGTTCAGTCATCCACGTTTTGTCCTGCAGTCCATGCTGTCCGTTATCTACGGTCACATGTTCTTCGAGCAGAACGGTGAGGTGGTGGATGGCAAGTGGCGTCTGCGTAGGATGTTCCCGATCATGCCTCGTACGATCGCGCAGATGAACGTCGAGGATGATGGCAGCCTCGTGAATGTGGTGCAGTGGGCGAGTAGGAACTCGTTCCTGTCAGCAAACCCACCGCTGTCCTCATTCGCCGAGCCGATCCCGGTTGACCGGCTCACCGGCTACATCTTCCAGATGGAAGGGATGAACTGGCACGGTCGCAGCATGATGCGCGACTGCTTCAAGGATTGGGTGCTGAAGGACCGCCTGATGCGAGTGGAGGCAATCAACCACGAGCGTGCCGGCGGTGTACCATATGCCGTAGGTCCTCAAGGTGCAACGATGACCGAGATTGAGGACCTGGGCCAGATGATGCAGCAGTTCCGCATCGGCGAGACCGCCGGTGGCGCTGTTCCCTATGGCAGTTCGCTTCACATCGCCAAGGGTTCCGGTTCCGACATCGACGCAACGATCAAGCGATACGACGAAAGCATGGCTCGTCGTTTCATGCTGATGCTCGCCAATCTGGCCCAGGGTGGGGCGCATGTCGGCAGCTACGCGCTGGGGGAGACGTTTGAAGACTTCTTCCTCGTCGCGCAGCGCCACATCGCGCAGTGGTACTGCGACATCACCAACGAGCACATCATCGAAGACATTGTCGACTGGAACTACGGCGAGGACGAGGAGTTTGTCCCGAAGATCACGTGGGAGCGCACGAGTGAAGACAGCCTGGGCGTGGAGCAGCTAGCCACCCTAGTTCAACGTGGCGTGATCATCGTGGACGAGGAACTGGAGAATGCCATCCGTTACAAGTACCAGCTGCCGAGCCGCAGCACACCGAGGCCGAACATCATCGTCGGTCCTGGTGTACCACGGCAGCCGCAGGAGCTTGCCCCTGGGCAAGTTGTGCCACCGCGAGGGGAGTTGCCAGAGTCTGCACAACCCGTTCCTCCTGGTGCGGGTGTGACACAACCCCTGCAACGGACACAGGCCGCAGGGGACCCGTCGGGTGCTCCCTCCTCGGGTTCCCCTGCGACTATCAGAGCTTCCTTCCGCAGATGGTTGGGAAAGAAGCCTGATGTCATGGCATCGTCTGCGCCAGCACTTGTCACGGTAGCAAACGTGCCGATCTTGCACGCCGGAGTGGAGTACCCGCTGAGCACAGGGCCAAGGACATTCACCCCAGAGGACCTGCGTGATGCCGTGATGGCGGCGAACGAGGACAGCAGCGTTCCTCGTCCGCGCCTGAAGATCGGTCATATCGATCCTCGGTTCAACGATGCCCAGGTCTTCGATGGCTCACCGAGTTTCGGCGTTGCAACCAATCTCCGTCTGTCGGATAACGGCACGACGGTGTACGCTGACTATGTCGGCGTTCCCAAGTGGCTGGCGGACATCATGCCGGCAGCCTATCCCTCGCGCTCGGTAGAGGGGTACAGTAATGTGCCTGCCTTCGCACCTGAGGGACAGCAACTGGAAAGTCAGATGGGCAAGCGGTGGCGTTTCGTGATCTCTGCCTGCTCATTGCTCGGCGTACAGTGGCCGGGCATCTCCGTACTTGAGGATCTTCCTCAGTTCTACGGCGAAGAGATACCGGATGGAGTTACCATCGACCCGGCGCTCTTGCAAGGAGGCGATCCAATGAGGTTGTTTGGCAAGACTGCTGCGTCGGTGAATCTCGACGACGTGCGCAGAGCTTTCTATGGCGAGTACGTTCCAGCCAATCCAGAGAAGAACTGGTGGTGGGTTCAGGCT